CGGTATCTGTTAACCCCTGCGTCCTTACCCTTTAAATCCATAAATTTAAAATTAACTTCTTTCATCTCTGTGTAAAACTGAACGCCCTTTTTCATCTCTCAATCCCTCCCGGTTAAAGTGTTTACCTCATCTTGTATATAACTATACCATTGTATATAAATAGTGTCAAGCATAAATCTGCAAATAAATCACTTTTATTGCATTATTTTTTGATACCACTACATCTTGTGCCACTATTTTCTTGACATACTATATGTAGTATGTTATTGCTTATCACTATGGGACATATACAGCCAGTTGCAAAGATAGACTTAGATAAGGCCGTTAAATTAAAGTTCTTACACGGCAACACCGACGAGAATATTGCAAAGATATTCGGCACGTCACGCCAGGCAGTCACCAAACGACTCAAACCTTTCCATGACATACTTACGGATCAAGGCACGCTTGACACGTTCCGCGGCAACTATACAAACATATTAAGAAATTCCAGCTTTACGTTAATGCAGGCCCTGCATGATCCTGATAAAATCGAAGCAGCAAGCCTCAACAATGTAGCTTACGCATTTAATACAGTAGCGAACCACTTAAGGCTGGAAGAGAACAAGACAACCGACAATGTTGGTTTTCAAGGACTCGTTGCGCATATTCAAAAGAGCGCCGATGATTTGGACAATATGAAGGACGCACTCTTCGAAGCTATGGACTAGCAGCCTGTGGATAACCTGGCAGCAACCCCTGTGGATAACCTGGCATGGGGGTGGGGCCATTAGCTAATAGCTCAATGTTATTAGCTACTTAGCCCCGATACTTAATGTTTTACCTAGGTCTGATAAGGTTTATTATGTTAACTCTTAGGTAAAGTAAGTAGCTTACTTACGGGGGTACGGGGGGAGGGGGAGAACCGATTGGGGGGTGATTAAAGTTACTACCCTGTTCAGGAAAAAATTTTACTAAAAGCCGAAAGGGGTAAGCATGTCACTAAAAGCCATAAGCCATCTGCATAAAGCTGCGAACACAGGGCACAGAACTGTAAAGCAACTGCTCGAAGACGAACTTGAGCGCCATAACAACGCTGAGTGGCCAGAAGAGGAAAGATACAACAAAGCGGTGATCCTCTACCTGGACGACACTAAAGAGGAATACCATACAGGATTTGCTCAAGCGGGAATGAAGATGTCGGAATGCGTGGCATTATGCAGTATAAGTGAAAGTCGATTTGAAAAAGAAATGAATTACTAAAAGCGATTAGCGGAAAGAGCATTGTTATGGGATTATTTGATATTTTAGAAGATGTAATAGATGCGGCAATTGAGCTACCGGGCAAGGTGCTTGAGACTACAGTGGAGACTGTAGTGAGAATCCCTGAAGTGGGCATTAAAGCAGTAGAGGGGGTCGTAACCGGTGTTGAAAAAGGTATTGAAAAGGTAGATAAGGCGATTAGCTAAAAGCGCTTTGTGTATTGGCCGAGGCAGCTGTGCCTTGTAACAGGTGAGGTGTGCCAGTGAATCAGGTTTGACGCCCTGATATGATCGGCACTAAAAGGGAGTTGTCGCTCCAAGCGGTGGAATACCGCACTGCCTCGGCGAGTACATAAAGCTAACAACCAAAAGCCCCATGCCCTAAGCTACCAGCTATACGCCACGAGCGTACAACTAAAGCGCAGAGCTAAGAGCAAGACGGGACGGGGCTACACATTTTAAAAAGAAAAAATTTTACTAAAAGGGGATGATATGCCAAAGGGAAAGGGGTACGGTAGATCCAGAAGGGTAAAAGCACCAGCAAAGCCAAAGCCAAAGGTCAAGAAGGTGTCTTTGGGCGCGAAGGTGGGTAAGGGCGCGACCTCTGCCATAGCTAAACGTAAAGCCGCTATGAAGGCGTTAGGCTTTTAAGGTGTTCGATTACAACCAAAGGCCAATAGACGATAAGGCCAGGGACAACTACGATAAAATCTTTAAGCATGGGGCGTACGCTAATAGCGTACAAAAAACCGAGGATAAGAAAGAGCAAGAACTATCCCCGGTAGAAAAGCCCATACGGAGGAGTAAAGCATGATGAAAAGAATTTTATTTACGCTCGTATTTATAGGCATGGCGCTTGGGGCTGTGCATCCTGCGACGGCTATTGAGGCGACGCTACTCAACCCGGCGAACCGCCCGGCGCATACGCAAGCCATTCCCATATTCACCAATGAATCGACGATAGCTGCCAGTACGGTGTATGACATTGGCTTTCTGGCGTCGGAGCATACGTGGATGTTGGACTTTACGGGATCGCCGACGAGCGTGAGCATAGCCTTTCAGGGCACCATAGATGGGGCGAATTGGTTCGCCCTGGACACGTATACCGGGACGACAGACACGATGAGGCATGTAGTGAACAAGCCTGTGAGGAAGATAAGAGTGGACCTGGCCACGCTTGATACAGGGGATGTGACGGTAAAGACTATACATGGCGGGAACTAAAAAGAAACCGAAGTTCAGCAAGGAGGCGCTGGAGCAGCTACCTCCTGAGCTTAGAAAGGCGATGGTCAATCCTAACAGGACCAAAGAGGAAACCCTCGCCATCATAGCTAAGATCGAAGAGCTACAAGCTAAGAACGCTGAGGTTTTAGAAGAAGCGATTAACGCGGACCCTTTCTGGTACTTTGAGCCCTCCACCGGGGATATACCGGAGAAGGGGAGGGAGCTGCTTCGTAAGTACCTGAAGGAAGAAGACATACCGCAGAAGCTATGCGGGCAGACCGACACCTTCGCGAGTGAAGCATCCAAGATAGGGGTCTTCGGAGGGAACCAGAGTGGTAAGAGCACGACCGGCGCGATAAACGCTTTCATCTGGACGACAGGGGAAGTGCCGGAGAAGCTGCAAGGCATTGTGCCTGAGAGCATGATCCCTAAGAAGTTCCCGCAGCATATAAGGGTAATAGCGGTAGACCACAAGCAGTTTAAGAATACGGTACTTGAAACGTACCGCAAGTGGGTGCCGAGAAAGTACCTGAAGGGTGGCAAGTGGAAGGACAGTTACTCAGCGGAGGACAGACTGTTAACGCTGTACGACCCTAAGACCAACCACCAGACGGTCAAAGGGACTATCGAGTTCATGACCAACGCGCAGGACAAGGAGAGCTTTCAGGGGCCTCCTAAGCACGGCATGATCTACGACGAAGAACCAAGGTACGAGATATACAAAGAGAACCTGGCGCGTTTCACGACGGCTGATAAGATTAAGATTCTCTTTGGTATGACCCCCACTAAGGGGATGAGTTGGGTATCGGACCTGTTCATAAGCGACGATGAGATTGATAATGTAGAATCTTTTCAGCTTACGTCGGTTACAAACAGGAAAGCCGACCTCGATGTGCTCGATGAGATTTGCGCTGAGTATTCAGACGACTACGAAGCACTTAAAATGCGTTTGCTCGGCTCGTTCGTGTCGCTGTCCGGGCTTGTCTATGGAAAATTATTCGATAGGAGTTTACATGTCATTGAGCCGTTCCCGATTACGAAAGACTACCTGTGCATCACTGGCATGGATCCCCACCTCGTTACTCCTTCTGCTATGGTCTTCTTGTTACTCGACAGGGAAGGTAATGCTTATTTGGATAGGAGCTACGCCCTCGACATGGACACCGACGAGATTAAAAAGCACTTCCATGAGGTAGTAGCTGATAATGGGTATCGTACAGGTTGGTCGGTGGCGGATAAGTCTTCTAACTCGACGATAATAGCGTTTGGCGGCAGGAACATCTTTAAGGAATTATCCAGCGGGCCGGGCGCCATTCCCGCCATGAGAACATCGGAAAAGTACGAAGGTTCTATCAAGGCAGGCGTGGATGATATCAAGAAGAGGCTTAAAGTTAACGAGAAATCAGGGAAGCCGAGATTTTTTATAGTAAATCGCCCTGAGAACAAAGATATCATCCATAGTTTTAGGACTTTAGAGCGAGATACTTATGCGAATGAGGAAGTCCAAGGGCCAAAAGATAGAATCAAGGAAGGAAAGCATCACAAACACGCATCATTGAGGTACATTTTTCAGTATCCGCTTAATTGGTATCCTGAAATAGACTACATACCGCAGCCAGAGTATCTTGACGAGGCTTGTGGTTAAGGAGGATTACGATGATCTCAGAAAAATTAAAAGCCAGAATTAGAGAAATACCTTTGAAAGAGAGAGCAAAGATGTGCCGTAAAATGATAGGAGGCATGTGCGCTAAGGGGAGGCCTCCTAAAATGACAGTACCTGTCCAATGGGACGATGAGGACTTTTTTATTACCACGACATTATCGGACTTAGAAGAGGCTTTATAACAAAGGGGCTTATGGCTACTAAAATAGAAAAAGAACCTACATTAACACCTGATTTTCTGATAAAACACGCGCAAGATGCTTTTGAGAAGTCAAAATCGTGGCGGGAAGAGGAGATAGTACCCAGATGGAAGAAGTCTAACGACCTCTACAACGCTGTTTTTGATGTTAAAGAGAGATCGAAGTCCGATGTGCTGAAAAGCCAGGGGCGTTTGTTTGTCCCTAAGACGTACTCGCACTTACAGCGCATCCTGGTCGATATTATGGAGACTTTTTTCTTCGACCCGGAAGAAATTGTCAATATCACCGCCTGGAAGTCCATACCGGCGGAGACTCGGCTGATCGTAAAGGCTATACTCAACTATAGGCTCAACGGGCATCCTATTAACTTCTATCAGGAAGCTTTTGAGGCATGTCTTGACGCACTGAAGAACAAAGTAGGCATTCTTAAGGTATATCCTGAGACAAATCTGAAAAAACCTGTAGATGGAGAGTCTTGGCGGCCTATCATTGAGGCCGTGCCCTATGAGGATGTGTTTTTCGATGCGGAGGCCACTTGGAAAGACTACTATAAGTTCCCCATAACCCACCGCATGAGGCGAAGCCTTGACTATCTCAAGAAAAGAGGGTATAAGAACCTCGAATTGCTTGAGAGTGCAACGCACATGGACCCTACAGGTGGCGATGAGATCAAAGAACAGCGCTCAGAAGATCAGGGCTCGCCTTTCAACGCAAATACAGACAGTACGCCTCTGAACGAGGGGGTGTTCGTGTACGAGACATGGACATTCCTCGATGTAGACGGCGACGGGCTTCTTGAGAGCTGTTCGTACCTAAGTGGTGGGGATGCACAAGGTCCGAAGGTTTTAATCAGGGATGTTGAAAAGAATGACTTACCTTATGACAATGACAGGGCACCATTTGTCGTTGGTTCGGCGTTTCCAGAGCCCCATAAGATGTATGGGAAGGATTTACCGGAAGTTGTAGAGGATCTTCAGAAAGAAATCAACGCTATCCGTAATCAGAACAGGGAAGCGGTAGCGATAGGCATTAGAAAGCCGCTTCTCGTTAACCGGGGGGCAAATGTTGATCTTATGAGCTTGGTGAACAGGCGCATAGGGGGCGTCGTAATGGGGGATGACATATCACCGTCCTCTATTCGTGAATTGGAAACAGGCGGGCTTACGGCGGGGTCTATACAAGAACAGGCCAGAAACGATGCCGACTTCTTCGAGGCCACTTCTCAGTCTCCAACGCAATTCGGGGTATCTACGCCGGGGGAAGAGAGCGCGACAGAGAACAGCAACATCCAAGCCAACGCCAATAAGAAAGTTAGCATGATAATAGCCAACCTGGCGCAGACCATGTTTATCCCGGCGTTCAATATGCTCTTACAACTTGAGCAAAAACATGAAACAGATAGTTTCATCGAGAAAGTTACGGGCAGAATGCTTGGTATGGCTTTTGAGAAGACGGGGGATGAAGGTGCAGAGGATGTTGAAGTTATTAAAGGGTTTCCGAAGAAAATAATTCAAGGAGATTTTGAGCTATCAGCTAACACCGGAGTCAGTAAGCAACAACAGTTAAATAAGTTCTTCCTGCTCATCGACAGGGGCAACATGGTTAACCAGACAACAGCGCAGATGGTACAGACAGGGGTTATAGACCCGACAAAGGCTGAATACTTCGATCTGATGGCTATGTTCAGAAGGATACTGCCGATTGTCGGTGAGAAGAATGTAGATGATTTCGTATTGCCCGCTCAAGCGCCTCCGCCCCCGCCTTCAGGCGAAGGGCCCGGTATTCCTTCTCAAAGGGCACCAGCGGCGAGTGAGGGCAATCTAATGGCTGAAATTATGAACAGGAACCCGGAAGGAGGGGCGTAGTTTGATACCAAACGAGGAGATGAACAGACTTCTTGAGATATCCAAGATAGGGGATGACCTCAAGAACTTCAAAGAGGAAGGCGGGTATGCTATTTTGCAGAAGTATATACTCGACCCGTTTGAGAAGGAAGCGTTTGAGGCATTTCAAGACGTGATTGCTACAGATGTGGACAGCGTTATTGAAACACAAATGATGGGTAAGATCGTCAGGAGAATACGACAGGCGATTGAAATTAAGATCAATGAAGGAATGCTGGCAAAAAGTCAGCTAAAAAACAATAGCGAAGGAGAATATGATACATGAAAAATAAAAAAGGAGCAGCTACCCCGGAAGGGACGCCAGCTTCGGAAGAAATTGCAGCGTCAGCTACCCCCGAAGGGGCGCAAGATGATGCACAAGAGCAGCCCGTAGGCACAACAGATACCCTTTTCCCTGGACACAATACTGCGGAGGAAGCAGTGGAGCCAGCGGCGGAGGATTCCAGTTCGGTCGATGAGGTTGTTGATGAGACACCAGAGAAAACAGTAGAACCAGCGAATCCAACTGCGGAAATAAGCGGCGACCGGATGGTGAAAACTGTAATTGATGGTGTTGAGAAAGAGATTCCTTATTCCGAAGTTCTGAAAGGCTATCAAACGTCAAATCATTTATACAGCGAAAGCCTGAAGCTCGGAGAAGAGAGGAAATCCCTTGAAACTTTAAAAGCGGAAATAATTGACGCAGCCAAGCAACCAGGGGCGCCGGAACCTACGGTAGAAGACATCGATCCCGAAGGGGTGTACGTTGATCCTGCGGTCATAGCACTGCGGGACCAGGTAAAAACCCTCACGGAACTTGTCACAAGCCAAGGTAAGAATATCGCAGACACCTCGAAGGTGACAGCGCCTATCGCTTACCAGAACAGTCTTAAAAGCCTTGATGCAAATTTAATAGCGCAAGGCCATACGGACTTCATGGATTATGTACCTCGGATTGAGGAAGCTATTGCGCTTCTTCCTGAAGAGAGCCGGAAGCAGGCATACTCTGAGGATTTTTTCTCGCATGAGTTTGCCATGATGAAGCTGAAGGACATGGCAAATCCAGTTAAAGAAGTGATAGCGCCTGTAAATGCCGATGCAAGGCCGGACCCGAAGGTTGTACCCATTGAGAGTGCGAACTCCAGTGGTTCTCAGGTTGACGACAGTGAAGCCGCGTACAATAAAGCTAAGGAATTAGCAAAAGAAACCGGCGATTGGTCGAAAGTCTTTAAGATGAAGAAAATCGTCGGGTTTGAACACTAAACTCGGAGGTAATATCAAATGGCAATACCTACTAATGCATTTACGACTTATGAATCCATAGGTCAAAGGGAAGATCTGATCGATGTTATTACGAACATTTCTCCCGTGGACACATGGTTCACATCAAACAGCGGAACCGTCAAGGCTAGTGGACGATTCCACGAATGGCAGACTGATGCTCTTGCAGCCGCAGCCGCCAACGCTGTAATAGAGGGCGACGAGGCATCTGCGACGGCTATCACGCCATCTGAAAGGCTTGGCAACTACACGCAGATCCTCAGAAAGACCTTCTCTGTTACCGATACTGCCGACATGGTGGACAAGGCTGGCAGAGATTCTGAACTGAGCTATCAGGTACAGAAGAACCTTAAAGAGCTTGCGAGAGATATTGAGTACGCGCTCATCATCAACTCTGCGAGTGCTTCAGGTGCTTCCGGTACTGCAAGGCAGCTCAAGGGTGTTCTCGGCTACATAGCCACAACCAACACCACTGGTTCTGCTACAGGTACTCAAGTTCTTACAGAAGCCATGTTGAATGATAACCTGGCAGCTCTGTGGGCGCAAGGCGGTATGCCTTCCAATGTTCTTTGTGGAGCCTTCCAGAAACGGAAGATCAGTAACTTCTCAGTTAACACCAGGGACGTTGCCGCTGACGAGAAGAAGGTAACAAGGGCGATTGACATATATCAGTCCGACTTCGGCACTCTCGCTATCAGGCTCCACCACCAGATGAACACCACTGCCGCTGACACGCTTATCGTACTCGGCGATATGGGTTTGTGGAAGAAGGCATGGTTGAGGCCGGTTGTCCAGCAGAAGCTTGCTAAGACAGGGGCTTCTACGAAGATGATGATCGAAGCAGAACTTTCTCTTGAGTCACGCCAGGAGAAAGGTTCAAGTAAGATCACGCTGCTTACAGTAACTTAAACCTTTAACTGAGGGGCCTTCGGGCCCCTTTACTTAAAATTATGATTATACAATCAAATAAAGTACAAGAGGGTTTGCAAAACATAATAGATCGAGGTGATAAGCGTATTTTTCAGCACCTTGAGAACGTAACTCCTATGATGAAAACTGCTCAGGAGATGCGCGAACACTCTAATAACGGATGGACTGAGAAAAAGAGCATGAGGCATATTGCATCACTACCCAACATGATAGTGTTGAAATACCCTGAATTGCTTCAAGATCAGACAGGCGCACTTTTGAGGAAGTTTTTGCAAACTGAAGAAGGCATGAGATACGCCTGTGTAAGTCCAAGTACAATTTAAGAAAGGGGAGAGTATGAAAAGGGAACCAAGGAAGAGAACCGGCAGAAGAGATGTGAAGAGGAGAGCGGTACAAGAGGCACCAAAGCCCGTAGTTGAAGGCTCGGAAGCTTCGGTTGAGGAAGAGAAAGCACCGGCGCCAAAAGTGCCTGTCAAAAAGTCAAAAGAGGCGGACCCGTTTTTAGACGAGATATACGTCAAGAAGAGGATCGACATGGATTTGGACCATAGAAAGTATGTTGGTCCTAAAGATAAATTCGAAGTCGTAGGTAAGCATCAATTCGAGGTGATGATAGAATCCGGGCTCAAAGCTTCAAGCTCATTGCTAGACATAGGCTGTGGCGCTATGCGAGGCGGTAAGTTCTTCCTGGAGTTTCTTGATGAAGGAAACTATTGTGGCATTGACCCAAACAAGGCCCTTCTTAGGAAGGGGCTGTTTGCGGAAGTTGAAGAGGAAGTTGCAAGAAGCAAAAAACCTTCTTTTAAACACAACGACAATTTCAATCTGTCCATATTTGACAGGGAATTTGACTTCATAGTAGCGCAGGCTATTTTCGCCCATGCAGCAGAAGATCAGATTGTTGCTTGCTTGAAGTCTGCACATGACGTACTGGCACCGGGAGGGAAGTTTGTTTTCAACTACTTTCTCGGCGAGAGTGACTATGCAGGCAAAGAGTGGGTGTACCCATGCTGCACCAAGTATACCGAGCTAAAGATGCTTGAGTTCGTAAGAAAGGCGGGTTTTGATATCGAAAGTAATGTTTTTAAACACCCGGTCGGGCTGGTATGGATAGTAGCAAGAAAACAATAGTCGTTCTCGGCTGCTATCGCGGAGGCACCTCGATGGTGGCAGGAGTGCTTCGCTGCCTCGGCATCTTTATGGGACACCGTTTTGGCGAAGAAGCCGGGGGTAGCAATCATGAGGACCTGGACTTTCAACAGTCCGGACCACCAAGACTGAGAAAGCTCATCGATGGGCGTAATGCCGAACTAGACGTATGGGGGTGGAAAGACCCCGGCGCTATTTTTAACATCGAAGAGGTATGCAAAGATTTGAGAAATCCGTACTTCATTACTGTTTTCAGAGATCCGTATGCCATAGCTCTCAGCGAAGAGAAGCATAACCAAAGAGACATCGCTACCGGCCTGAGAGTGGCCGTAGGGCATCTGAGTAAGCTTGCGTACTTCAAGGTCAGTTATCCACAGTATAAGAACATGGCTGTGAGCTATGAGAAGGCTATTGCTAACAAGACCAAAACAGTCGATGACCTGATAATGTACCTCGGCATATCAGTATCGTCGGACCAAAGGCAAAAGGCTATTGATTTTATACAGCCGGAAAGGTATGTAAAACTATGAACATCACTTATTTCGGAGCAGACGACGGAGCTTGCGGGTATTACCGTGCGCAGCTTCCTATGAGTAAGTTAGCAGAGAAAAAAGCATCTAAGATCTTTAAGATCGAGAAAGCAAGTACGATTGAACAACTTGATTTCGGGCTCACAAATGGTGAGGTTATCTTTTGTCCACATCTTTCTGATGAGCGTATCATAAGCGTGATGAAAGAAGTGCAGAAAGACGGCAAGAAGATGGTCGTTGATTTTGATGATGATATATTCAACATATCTCCACTGTCGCCGCATTACGAAGAGTGCGGTATTGAGAATGTACAAATTGGAACCCCCGACGGGAAGGCGATACCCCTTTGGGTAGATGGCGAGAAAGGTTTTGATATTCAGCGGAACAAAGACCACCTTGAAAGGATCAAAGAAGCTATATCTATGGCTGATATGGTAACAACCACTACGGACCTCCTGGCGGATCGATTCAGAGAGTTCAATGATAAAGTAGAGGTGCTACCAAACTGTGTTGATACTGACCTCTGGCAGCCCCTTGACATAAAGCGTAAGAATGACGAGATCCGTCTGTATTGGTCGGGTGGTAGCAGTCATTACGAAGATTGGCTTCTTCTGCAAGATGTATTGCCTGAGATCATGCATAAGTATAAGAACGTGAAGCTGGTCTTAATGGGGCACCACTTTAAAGGCACCACGAAAGGCATCCCGGAGAAAAGAATCGAGTACCACCCTTGGGTTTCTATGGCGGCGTACCCGTACAAGTCGGCTATTCTCAATCCAGATATAGCGATCATACCTTTGCAGGATAATGCTTTCAACAGGCATAAGTCAGCTATTAAATGGACAGAGATGGGCGCCTTGGGAGTGCCTTCGGTTGTGAGCTATGTCAGCCCTTACAAAGAGGTAGACAATGGTGAGAATGCGGTATTCATAGAGGCCAATGATCCCGAAGGATGGATAGCGGGCATCTCTATGCTCATAGAGGACAGCATTTTGCGAAATAAGATCGGAGGAGAGGCAAGACAAACCGTTTTCAGTAAATTTGACATTAACAAGCGCTGTTACGATTGGGTACGCGCTTATAGGAGTATACGCTAATGGCCGCACCGACTATGCCTACGTCTGCTACGATCATCGAAGAAGGCGCTAAAAAGGCACTCAGAGATAGTATTCCAGCAGACGTAACTACAAGAGGTACTTTATGGCTTGAAGAGATAAAGAATGATCTCGTAGCCATATTCGGAGCGAAAAAACTTGAGTTCTTACAAAGCTCAAGGGTGTTAGCGTTGACAGACGGACTTTCGACGTATTCGCAGCCTGCCGATTTCTATTCAAATATGTCGATGGTTTTGATCGATGGCGAGGAGCAAGGTACAGCGCAGGCCGGGGATACCAACAAACTCACACTTGCTTCGGCATCGACGATAAGCGCTGCGGACATGATTGGCAAAAAGATATACACAACAGGAGGTACAGGCCCTAATCAGGTAGGGCAATGCATTGCGTATGACTTCTCAACGAAAGTGGCTATAATAAGCGGCACCTGGGGCGCCACTCCTGATAATACTACAACTTACCTGGTGGCTAACTCGTACCGACCGCTAACTGAGACACCTTTATGGGAGTTTAAATACCTCGAAAATCCTACGATTAAAGATAGACCTCGACTCTATTCACCAAAGGGCTCCGCAGATAACGGTGAATTTGAACTGTATCCCGTACCTTACAGGAATGTGACGGGGTTTGTATACGTGATTGAGCAAAAATATTACGCCGATTTAATGGAGCTGGACCTGTCGGGAACGCTCATAGGTACTTTGTATAAAAGATGGCGCAATATGTGGGTGCAGGGAGTGTTTGCCAAAACACTTGAAAGCACAGAAGATGCAAGAGCTGACCGCGAAATGCAAAATTATCGAGGCATGGTGCAGGCTATCGCTGTGCGGGAAACGTATGGCGGCGATCTTTCGAACATGAACATAACTGTATCGGACTATAGTTAATATGGCTGTAAAAGTAATACCCATAAAAACGATACCCTTTGTAGGGGGCATAGATTTAAACCATGAGCCTGTAGCTCTCCCTAATGGCGGTATCTCGGAAGAAAAGAATCTTCGCCCTCGAAGGCCAGGGAAAGAGTCTCGGTTAGGGCAAGCGAAGCACCATACTACGACAGCTTATAGCGCTAAAGATATAGTCAGCGCCTATGGCTTTTCTAAATCGAGGCTCACTGAAAACCATCTTTTTGCTCAGTATAGCGATGGCAGTGTAGACATAGCGACGGACAACCCACCTACGGTGACGACAGGGGATTTCGGGACTTCCGCGCTTTCTGCAAGAACGAATCCTTGGCCCGCGAGTTGGGCTAAGTTTGAGGACATGCTGGTATACGCTGATGGCTCTAGCACATCTGGCGCAGGCATGGCTCAGATATACACAGGTCAGAACATGAAGCCTGTATTCTTCAACGTATATAGGGGGGTGGCCCTCACTATACCTGACATACCAGAAGAAGGAGCCGACTACACTCAAGAGGTGACAGACGGCCTGGGCTCAACTACCGCTGATTTAAGTAGTTTAGGCATATTTACCGATGAGGATGCTCTTTTTATTGGGTTTGACACCCCTATTAATAAGTTAACATTTACGGTTGTAGACACTAATAATTGGATTACTACTGCCGCAGTAGCTTATAGGAAAGACGACAGCACATGGGCTAATGTGTCCGGGTTTAGCGATGGGACTTCGGCGGCCAGTAAGTCTTTAGCACAGTCCGGAGATATGGTATGGACTGCGCCAACAGATGAAATCCCGCACTATTCCTTCGGGCGGAGCTGTTTTATATATAGAATTGTTTTCGACAATGTGGGATTGGATGCCGCAGTTAGCTTGTCCGCAATAACAGGAGAATACACCGGCGGTTTTCAGCCTATTCAAAACGTATGGGACGGCATAATGCCTGATGCTACGGTAGCCTTAGTAAACGATACCTCAGCAGGGACCTTTGCTACATATTCATCGCAAGCTATTTTATGCGGGGATCTTGCGGCGGCTGACTTTATATACATAAGCTCTCCTGATAGGCTCTTTGGCCTGTATTTAGATGTAGGCGGTACGCCAAACACAACACCTACGACTGTCATAAATGGGGTTGCAACATGGACAGGGGAAGCGTTTACAGCGTTATCAACGCTAAATGATGGTTCTAATGGCGGTGCGAATACAGCTTTTGTAACATGGCAAAGAAATGATAACATCAGAAAACTTAACTTTAATGGAACGGTTGAACACGCGTACTGGTATAAGATAAGTTTTGACAAAGCGTTAACCAGTAGTCTTTCATGGGCGATAGCTGTTTTGCCTTATTTTGAAATAGATGAGATATTCCCTATAGTGCAAGCTGTCGCGTCGTGGGACAATAGACTGTGGTACTGTTTTAACGATAATCAACTCCACGGGACTGACATAAGAAAACCCATGTCTTTAAACGGCGACAACTATGTGCTGATAGAGGCAGCAAAGCACTCTAAGAACAAAGTTATATGCATGAGGCGATTCTACCAGTATCTCCTCACATGGGGGGAGGAGAAAGGGGAAGACGGGGGGTTTTTCAGCATAATACAACCCGGAGCTACAGCCGCAGGATATGACTCACAGGTTGTGTCTGAAAGAATCGGCATTGTGAACAACAAATGTGCTGTTATAATTGAAGATGCTAAAATGCAAGATTTGAACACACTAACGCCAGTAAGAAAAGGTGTGTACTTTCTATCAAAAGAAGGGGTGTTTAAATCCGACGGCGCTACTCTTATCAATCTTTCCGGGGGAATACAAAACTATTTCGATCCTACCAGGAGTGAGGTCATACGTAGAGGGTACGAGAAAGAACATTTTCTCGCATGGGATTCAGCATATAGGATTTTGAGATTAGGATTAGTAAGTGGGGGGAGCGCTATAGTACCTAATGTTTTCTTTACTTTTGACCCGTCTAACGACACCTGGCACCAAGACGTTCTTGGCCAGCCGTTATCCTGCATGATTGAAGTAGATGGGGCGTCAGGGGATCTCCCCGTACTTCAGTACGGAGGTGGACAGGATGGCTTCATGTATAGGCTCAACACAACCGATGACGATGTTTCGATAGCCATAGATAAATCTATAAAGATTGAACTTGATGGTGAAGGGCATAAGCTGATGCTACGCGAGATGGTCGTTATTATGAAAGACCAAACCGCAGGGGATTTAATAGTGGATATCTTTCGCAAGGGGGAAACCGCCGCAGCGTTCACCAAAACACTTGCGATGCAGAACGCAAGTTCTGACTATAAAGGGCATAGATTTAAGTGCGAAAGTGTAACAGGAGATCATTTAACAGTACGTTTTAGAAACAATACGATCAGCCAGCCAGTGAATTTGCTCAAGTACGGCTTTGACATCGTTAGATCTGAAAACGGCGTGGTGTATGATTAACCCATGGATCTCAAGAAACTTCTCACAACGTATGCGGTGGAGCAGTGCCAGAGACTATCCACCTAAGAGAAAGAAGCCTTGGAGAAACCTGGGGTTTTTGGAAATGGAAGGTATACATTTCCTGCATTTTGAGGAGCCCTGGACAGACCCGTTAACTGATCCGGCATTGCCGCCTGATCCGGGCATACCGCAAGGACCTGTGCCGGACCCTGAATGCGCGGGGCCAAGAAATCTGTGGGTGCTTGCCAACCCGTCGAGTATTGATTGCGATGTGGACCAGGGCTTTACCTTGATTATTAGCCCTGATTTCAAATGTATCGAGATTACACAATTAAACCAATTCGACGGGCCGGGGATTGATGACCCACCAACGGAAATAGAAAGAGGGTGCGACGATGCGGCATTTATAACGATAGCGGTAACTGACTGCTTATGCGGCGGCGTGGCTACGGTAGATATATTTACAGAGAATTGTGATGTTGATTGTGCGGGGTACGCGGTAGACGGCCCTGATAGAATAGGAGGGGCGGGTTTTTACGATTATTCGGTAAACGTCGGTGGCGAAACTACCTGGTCTGTAAGCGGAACGGGAGTCACTATCGACAGCAAATCAGGGCGAGTCACCGCTACTGGCAATGTTTGCGGAGTGATAACGATAACTGCCAGTAATAAATGCTGTGGCGAGGCATCATTCCTTGCTCAAGCAGCCAGTGGCTTTTACGATGTGGTTACAAGGGGCAGAGGGTCTTGTGACGCTTGCAACCCTTATAACGGAATTGTGAAGGATTGGAGTACAGCCGATGATTATTTTCCTTTGCAATATACAATCGCTTTAGGCCCTTGCGATGTAAGCGGTCTAGTAAGCTGTGTACCTCAAGGTACTCATGAAATTGGGTCGGCATTTTATTCCGGCGATTTCTGGGAGCATCATACTAAATCAATATGGAAGTGTCCACCATGATTAATAATAATATGAATATGCTGAAAAGCATGGTTAATATTTTTGACTATGAAGAGTATTCAGCTAAATGCAAAGAGAAACAAGTCCCTATTAATTACATGCAACAATTCTGTGTGGGAATAGGAGTATTATTAGTCGGGAGGGATAAATACCCTGATTTAGATTGGCAGGAAGCCTACACCCGAATGTTTGATGATATGAACGAGGCAGAGGAAAAGGCGCCCGAGGGGGGCTGTGAAAGGAAAGAAAGTCATTTGCCCTCGCATTTACAACAAGCAAAGAACTTGATAGGTGCGACAGTTCGCCATGTTAGGGCAGGGCTACCGATGGTCGATGATGCCGAATATAGCAGAAGATTAAAGATATGCAGTAGTAACGAATGTGGCAAACTTGTTAAAAACTTCAGGTGTTTAGCCTGTGGCTGTTATATGAAAACTAAAGCCCGATGGGCCGAAGAAAAATGTAAATTAAATAAATGGTAGGAGGTTAACATGGCATCATTTACAGGGGCACTTATAAAAAATGCAGCTCCTAAAACTTTAGGTGCAGACGTAAGAGATCCTTCGAGCATAAATGTGAGCGCGGGGAGTTCAGGCGGAGCTACATTCACCCCCCAGGCATTTGATTCTGGAAAGCTAAAAGCTTTTCAGCAGGAAGCTTTGGCACCTGGAGTGAGCCAGATAAGGCGACAGATCCGAGAGATACAAGCGGGAAGGTTTTCAAGTCCTACGGCAAGAGCCGAAGCGTTAAGGGCGGCGGTCAGAGGCGGCGGGGAGGCACTTGCTCCTTTACAGGCTTCAGCAGCGCAGATGGCTATGGCAAGATTTCTTCCTGAATTTGAACAAAAGGTTTTGATGGAGAAATTAAGGTTCGCGGAAGAGCAGAGGCAGTCAGAGGAAGAAGAGGCGCAGATAGCGGAAGTTGTCGCGGGGTACACCCCAGGGCCGTTTGACCCCGCCGGGGCCTCGGCCAACAGAGAGCGTATCGCCAACGCCCTCGGAGGCGGCGGGCCTCTCACTAAAGTAACGGGGCTGACAGAGGCAAGTAGAAGGCCGATAACTGATGCAGTAAGCGAACCTTCACTACTTGAGGAAACCGCTTCTGGAGGAACCTCTCTCGGCTTTAATCCAAATTGGGCGACTATATAAGGAGAACGATATGGCTGAGTTAGATAGACAACCCTTAACGCTATCCTTTTCGAGAGGTGAACGCGCCGGAGAGATCGTACCTCCAGGCGCTTTGCAAAAAGGTGCAGGGGAGATTGCAGGAAGGCTGGAGGACGACGACACCGCACTTGCAGAAGCGCGATTCGATGCTGTCTCAAGAGGGATACGCCCTGCCACAACGCCTGAAGAGAAGGCAAGAAGACGGCAGAGTTTAGTACAAAGGGGCCAGAGGTTCAGTGTACCTCCTGAAGAAGTGATGAAACAGATGCAGTTAGAAGGCGTACTGGAAGAGAAAAAAGCGCCACAAGTGACTAAAGGCGATGTCGTAGAGACAGGGGAAGGCTTCTTTCAATTTAACGTCGAATCGGGCCGATACGATATAAAAGTGGGGGGCCCAAAAGCGGGGAAAGGGGCTAAAAGGCTAACTGATACCAAAACACTTAAAGACGGCTCTGTGCAAAAACTTGAGTCTTTTGACGGCGGGAAAACTTGGAAGCCTTTTGGGGCTCCTACCAAAGATAAAGGAGCCGCGAAGCAGAAGGTTTTGGATGTTAAATCGGCGAAGCGGGTGGCCTCTGCCAAAGTAAAGATATCAACTGCCTTGAACAAAGTCGATGAGGCTATGGGGCAAGCAGAAGGCCTGTTCGCTACAGGGCCGATAGGTCAGTTTACGAGTTGGCTTGATTCCGCCCAATCGGGGCAATTAGCGAACACTCTACTGACTATCAAAGGGATCATAGGCTTTGCAGAATTGCGAGAACTGAAAGAGAGCTCTCCCACTGGCGGCGCACTAGGTCAGGTATCTACTTTCGAATTGGAAAACTTACAGTCTGTGATTGCTTCGTTGAAAGTAGGTATGCCAGAAGACCAACTTAAGCAGAATTTAACGGAAGTAAAGAACCACTTTGATAACTTACGAGCAAACTTGAACCTTGGGGATGCCATACTGAAAAACCCTGAACTTGAAAAGATAGTGAATGAAGCTAAAGCTTCGGTGGATGAGGACGGAGTTCCTGAGTTCACTCCAGCGGAGATATTTCAGGAGCTTAAAGCTGCGGGGATGATATAATGGCTGCTAATTTAGCAAAATTGCGTAGCATATTGGGCGTAGAACAAGCAGAAGCGCCTTTAGCGGATGACGCGGAGCAACCTTCTAAGAGAGTAAAACTGAGGGGTATCCTCGGCATAGAGGGGGCTCTGGAGCCCGTAGCAGAAGCCCCTCCTGAGCCCGAAGTAGCGCCAAGTGCCGATATATCGGTCTTTGACCCCTTCGGCGCTGCCTTTGCCGAAGAACCGCAAGCAGCTCCGAGAACTGAGATACTGAAAGAACTCGCAAAACCCGAGGTGTTTAGACCAACGCTTGAAGCTACCGGCTTGGCTGTAGGAGGGGCCTTAGCGGTTCCCGCCGCTGTCGCAGCAGGGCCTTTTGCTCCCGCAGTAGAAGTGCTTGGTGCAGGATTAGGTTTCACCGCCGGTAAAAACCTTGCTGATTTCTTAGAGTCGATATCAGGTGTTAGAGAACCGAAGACTGTTATCGAAGAACTTAAAGAGGTGCCTTTAGAGCTTATACATGGCGCTGAGTTCGAGATGGGCGGTCGGGCTATAGTTCCTGCGATTAGGTATCTTGTACAAGGTGCGAAAACCATTCGCAACATAGTCCCTGCTTTCTCACGTAAAAGGCTTGAGGCTAAGGCCGGTGAAACGCTACTGGCGCATACGAGCGAAGGGCGCATATACGCGGAGAACGTTGCACAGGCGAAAGCGATTGAGAAGAGGATACCAGGTATAAAGTTTACCAAGGCGCAGCTTACTAAAGACGCTCGTTTAGTGCAGCTTGAAAGAAATATTGAGCTGACGCATCCTAACTTACTGAATCAGCAAAGAGCAGACGCCGCTGAAGCTCTTGGCCAAAAGCTTGATGAGGTGTTCCCTGCGCGAGTAGGCTTTGAGGGCGCCGTGGACGCAGCTACAGCGCAGAAGGTATCTCTCCAAACTGCACAACAATCGGCGCGGACAGTTGTGGATGCCGAAGTAGCTAATCTCAGCCGAGGGATGGACATACAAGAATCCGGCAGGGTGTTACATGCAAATCTGCAAGGGCTGAAAGCAATAGCTAAAGGGAAAGCGACAGAGCTGTACGATAAAGTGCCTAATGTGCAGATTGACATAAAAGATCTCCGAACCTCTTTTATAAGTATTCTAAAGCCTAAAGTGAAGGGCGAGCCCCTTGAGAACATGCCTGATATTATGCGGAGGGCTATCAAGGATACCTTTGGTGACGACCCCACTCTTGGCTTCAAAGACTTGAGAGGGCTCAGGACTGTCATACTTAATGAAAAGCGAAAGCTGAGTGGCATTGCGGCCCCCAACCCTTCCGCAGTAAAGCGCCTGGAAGAAGCACAATCGGCTGTCGAGGCTACCATAAACTCCCTTGACGGAGTGGAAGGTGAAGCGGCAAACGCTTTCAGGGAAGCTTCGGCGTTTTATAAGACCTTTTCGCAGCAGTTTAAGCAGGGCACCGTAGCAGATGTGTTGCGCAGGGGCTCTCAGGGAGAAGACATTCGTATAGGCGCGGCTAACGTAGCGGGCCAATTCTTCAAGGGCCTTGATAGCGCAGACGACTTCATAAGGGCTGCCGGAGGCGACGACGCCGCCAGAATAGCCTTAAAAGACTTCGCCTCGCAGGATCTCCTTAAAACTTTAAGCCCATCGACAGGGGAGATAGTGCCCGCAGCGTTCCATAGGTGGTTTGGCAAGAATAAGGCTGTATTAGAGCGCTTGGGCTTAACGCGAGAGTTTGCGGGCATCAAACAAGCACAACGCATGGCCGATAGCGCTAAAGGCTTCACGGATAACTTCAATAAATCTGTAGCTTCAGAGATAATAGGCGTAGATGCAGAGCGAGCTTTCGCGCAAGCTTTCGCCGGAAAGAGAGGAAAACAGACAGGCCAAGTAGCTCAAGAGCTTTTAGCGATGGTTAAAGGTGATAAACAGGCCGTAGAGGGCCTTAAAAAAGCGTTGAAGGACCACATATCCTCTGCGGCGGAGTTGGCCTCTATCGATCTTAATAATAACCCCATACGGAGTGCGTCTAAGATCGCTCAACTCTTTAAGCAATTCGAACCGGCGATGAACGTCTTGTACCGGAATGACCCTAAGAAGATGCAAGCATTAAGAGACATGAGGCAAGTGTACTTGACTCTTGAGCGAAATATTAAATCGCCCATAAACTCAGGGTCGGATACTTTAGAGAAAGTGATAACCACAGGGGCTCTAGGAACCTTCGGCGTTGTCACTAAAAAGTTTGCTTTAACAAACCTATTACGGGCGGTTGCCGGGGTAACGCACAAATATAGTCAGGAGCAAGTGCAACATATCGTAGCTAAAGCGCTTATAGACCCTGAATACGCGCACGTACTGATGCAAATATCCAGGGGCAAGATGGCTCCTAAAGCAATCGAAAGCCTTTTAGACAACCGGCTATTAACAGTCCCAGGGCTATATGGCTTAAAGAAATTATCAGAAGACGAACCTGAAGAACAATTCGAATTAGAAGGATATTAAAAGGAGGCAACAATGAAGATGAAGAATATTTTAGCGGGGGTACTGGCAACCATACTGGCGATTAGTTCGCCTGTATATGCGGCAGATACCGTGGTAGTAGGGGCTGGTGAGGCTGTTTCAGGGGAAGATATAACTCCTAACAGTATATTAGTAGGCGCTGGGAGCGCAGCAGACCCTTCGGTAGCAATAGGCGCAGTTGATACAGGGCTTTATTCAGCAGGGGCAAGCAACTTAGATGTTACAATAAGCGGTGTTGTAAAAGCGGCATGGATAGGTGATCAGTTTATAGGAGCTACTGGAGGGGGTTGGGGTTTGCAGAATGAAGTTTCTAGCGCAACTAATCCAGTGCATGTTTTTTCGACTGATGATACTTCAGGTTTGGGTGGCATGGCCGGTAGTTATGTTTCCATCATAGTGAATAGTATTGAGGGTGCAAGAGTCACAGAGTCGGGCGGAGACACCCTTAATACCTTTAAATCTAATGCCGCTAATACGGCGCCGATAGCTGCCTTCGATAATTTGTCGGGAGACATACAAATCTTCAGAGTAGATGCTTCTCCAGAAGGCTCTATTACTGGTTCAAGGGGTGATATCGCTGTAGGTATAAATGGCAATAGTGAAGGAGCGCTATTCATTAAGCATACGGGGGATGCTTCTAATACAGGATGGAAGTCAGTAACGCTCTCGCATGAAGGGAATATGCACATTCATGATAATACTGTAGATACGGTGATATATACGGGAGATACGCTGCATTATATATTTGGTTTGTTTTCAAGTGTCGTAGAAGAAGGGTATACTTTTAGCGCCGGTTTTGACGGAGTAGTAGCCTCGTTTTCTGACTATAGTTCTACAGTTCCGGGTGCGGTACTTGCCACAGATGTTTCACATGGCCTTTCCACAGATCAAGGTATTACGATTAACAATTCCGCAGACTACAATGCCGCCTTCAACGTTACTGTTGTCAATAGCGATACCTTTTATTTCATGGACACCTTTGTTGGAGATGAGACAGCCAGCTGGCAAAAAGGAGATTGTTTAAAAGCAGATACGGGGGCAGCCGGACGCTATAATGTATTTATGGCGGGCTTTGGTTTGGGAACAACTGGTGGGACGGATGCTTTTGAATGGGAGACTACGCGACATACTCCGGGGAGTGACCCCGTTCCGATAGAAAATGCGGAAGTTAAAGAAACCTTTACCGGATCAACAAACCCGACGAGCTTCACCGGAATTGGAAGCGTAACCGTGGCTGATGGTGATGAACTATGCCTTGCTATGATAGGCTTGACAGGTACGGACGATTTCGAAAATAGTCATATAAGTTTTATAGTGAGAAATTAAATGAGAATAAGATAAAGAAAACGTCTAATGTTAAGATTATTTTTTCTTATACTATTAATATCTGGTTGTACTACATATATCCCACAGAAGATAAGATATTGTGCTGACTATTATCTTTATACCGAGAAAAGTAAATTAGACGCAGTTTATCATAACTATGGAGGAACAAAAAAAATGGGAGGCGGTTTTTATGCTCCTATAGATAACTCAATACATGTTATGAAATGGCGTCTTGACGTCTTGGGGCATGAAGTATTTCACGGCATGGCCTATAAAGGTAGTCCTCGTTTAATAGTAGAAGATAGGTTCGATCACTTTAAAGTACAGTAAAGGAAACTTTTAATGGGAGACAAGTGTGCTATGTGTGACAAGGCAGTAATTCAAACAGCTGTTAAGGATGCATTAGCAGAGGCACATAAAGACTTTTGGGTAGACCCTGAGACGCATTATGTTCACCATGTCTGGGTAGAGAAATGGACTAAGGTTTCTGATTGGGTAGGAAAGAGTTTTGTCAAGACATTTATATCGGGGATAGTTATTGGACTTTTTGCCCTTATTGTATTGGGCGCTGTTGCTTATGTTAAAATAAAAGGAGGCTCTAGCTGATGTACGAAGAAATATTACTTCCAAGAGGTGCGAAGCACCAAGAGCCGGATAGGGTTATCGTTCACGCTATGGGTGAGTACATAGACGGGGTGCATGCTTCCAGTTTTTTGATGAATGTTGGTCTTTCTGCACATATCCTGGTTTGCCCCGATGGGAAAATAATAAGATGCAGGCAAGACAATCAAGGGGCTTACCATGCCCGAAAGCATAATGTGAACTCATTGGGCATTGAGTTCTTGGTAGTAGGCAATCATGGTTACGCCAGCTTTAAAGAAATGATAAAGGAGCCTTATTTAACATCCGAGCAATACGAAGCAGGCATGGAGTTTGTCAGGGATGAGTGGTTCATTAAGAAAGGTATCAGGATGGTGGATAGGCACAGCGATGTAAGCCCTGAGCGAAAAGTAGATCCCGGTGAGGGTTTCCCCTGGGAGCGTTTTAAAAGAGAGGTAGGTATATTATGAAAAAATATTGGGCTGTACTGTTAATGCTGAGTTCATGTGTTGAGCCTGCGTATGCCGGAGAGATAAAAGGCGGCATGTCCCATGAACAGGGCGTCTTAACTACGAACTCATACTTTATCGAGATGGCCGACCAGGTAGATTACATCGACTTGTCAGCTTATTACGGTTATGGTAAGACAGACGATACTGTGACACAAGACGAGGGCCGACTATCAATAGGGTATGATCCGGTGATAAACGATAGCTGGTCATTGTGGATGGATGAGACTGTCGGCTATAGAGAAGGTATTAAACTTGAAAACTTCTTCGGCGCCGGGCCCAAATATAAATTTAATGATAAGACATCTTTGAGTTTTGGTGTATTGTACTACTTTAAAGACTCGATGGACGAAGGAGAGGGACTATACTCATTCCGGCTAAAAACGAAGGCGCGAGGATTGGTTCTAACGGCTTTTTATCAGCCGTACATGCTAGGAGCAGGGCACATCTTGAAAGGTGACGCCTCCTATGCGCTAGGTAAGTACTTTGAGTATTTCTTTAAAGGTGAATACCGTAGTCGAGAGGACTACCAGAAGACACTACAGGGGTTACAATTTAAAGTGAGGTACGGAGATGAAACTAACTGAGATGCATAAAAACGTAGTGGCTGTAATATTTTTTATGACCTTAGCAGTAGGGGGTACAACCTTCTTTGCCAGGCAGTCTGCTTTCGCGGCGCATGAGAGGAGTCACAAAGAGAAAGAGCTTTTAGAGGTTTTGTATGACTGCGAAACAAAATATGCAGATACTAAAAAAGGATTTATATTCGAAAGATGCAAAGATGCAAAAGTCGAATACGAACAACTAAAAGAGAAAGGAGAAAAGTAATGAAAGCAGTAATAAAAGTATGGGAATTTTTCAACAGTAAGAAAACTGCCATAGGCGCCTTCATGTTCGCCGCCGCAGACTTGGCTATGGCATTGGGCTATCCCGACATAGCAGGGCCTCTGAAGAACGTAGCTTACGTATTCACAGGCACCGGTCTTAGTCATAAGGTTGTTAAGAAAGTCGCATTTTGATAAATGCGGTACTCGCAATATTGGCAGCGCTGATAGGCATCGTCGGGGGTATACTAGAAAGGAGGTACGCCAAAGATGCAGTTAACAAAAGAAACGCAGAAGATCGGGATAAGGCAATCGCCGAAGGCGATACTGAGAAGCTTAACACTCATCTCATTGATCTTCATAGCCGGGTGCGGAGGCAAAACCGTCGTAATTCCCGACAGTAAAAAATTAATCCCGCACCCAACTATGGAAGGCTATCAATGTTTGTCGCCGGGGTTTCTTAAAGAGATAATGGACGAGTACGCTATTTGCCTTGACAAATAGTTTATGATTTGATAAGATATCATTTTATTCATTGATAACTCCCTCCTCCTCATTATGCCCCTGGACTAATCCACCAGGGGCAGTTTTTTGTCTACCAAGTTTTAACGTCTATCCTCTTTGTCTCTCACTTTCACTGGTATTTTAACGCCGAACAAAACACTACAAGTGTCATGCATAGAGCAAGCGGGCCTACAATGCTTGTCGTAGGTTGCCGCAGCTTCGTGTAACTCTTTTTGCTCACCTCTGCAATTTACAGTCTCCATTGTGCTGCCTCCTCTCATCTCTCGACATATTCAATACCGCCGCCACCATAGCCCCTGTAAAACCACTTATGAAGCAAAGCAGAAATACTGTTGTCCAATGAAACATAATTAATTCTCCTTGTTTATTAATGAAAATGATTTATTAAATTGCAGTGTCTCTTTTTTATTTAACCAACCTATAACTCGTCCATCGGAACCAGTTATCTTTCCTTTGCTAGATATACTAAAAATTACTTCACCTCCTGCAACCATTTGTACTTTATTGCCCCATCCTGCTAGTCCAGTATTTACATCAGAGCTTGTTATAGGAGAAGGTGCTCCGATAAGAGCAGGGACTATTCCTATATTTAAAATAAGTACTAATGCAATTATCAATCTAAGTTTCATCTTAATCCTCCTTTTTCATAGCTTGAACTCTTTTCGCCACCTTTTTGAGAATGTAATACCCTACGAAGTCGAACTCAGGGTCTTCGTCGTCGTCACACTGGCCGGACATTATGCGAGAGAGCTTATCGTCCTGTCTTACTTTGATCTGTTCAATCGGGTCCGCTTTTGACATTATCCTGACAGGGTTAACAGCCGAGTCTCCGTATTTTCGGTTCTTCTCTAAAAGCACGTCCCTCAGTATCTCACATTCATGCACTATTATCTGCTGCGTTAAGGACAAGGTATCGGGGGTGCGCTTTGGCTTACAGTTACATGGCTCATAAAAGCACCGGCTACAAGGGGTGCCGCTGAAAGTTATCTTACCCATTACTGTGTCTCTTTCCATACATCACCTCACTTTCCCTTTTATGATTCTGTGATTCACTACTTCGAAATCGTTCTTCTCGACGAGCATTGTGGCGAAGCCATGGTTCCAATTATTGATAGGAGCGTAGGGCGGTTTGAGATCGCACAAAGTTCCAAGTGACCAGCATGAAACTATTCGCCCTCGGATATCAGACGCAGTGTGTTCACTTGACTGATGGAGATGTCCTACAATGCAACTGTCTTTAGCTTTGAGGTAAGCGCCCCTGGCAGCGTTTACCGGGTTAAAGAAACTTCTCCCGAACTCATGGCCATGTAGAATAGTCAGGTGTTTACCAACGAGCATAATCTGTTGGGGCTGTACCATTTCAATACCGATCTCAAATGCTTTGAACAAAGACTCAAAGGTGAGGCAAGGAAGGTTGGCGATCTCAGGGGCTTTAGCGAATAGGTATGCCATCCAGCGCCTCTCATGATTCCCTAATTTGAATATGACTCTTTTATAGTGCTTCGTCAGATCCTTCAGAAAGGCCCCAACCATTTCAAGTTCTCCGGCTAAGTCCCTTGTATTCGGGTTGGAGCAGAAGCTACTCCCTTGGTAGAAGTCCATTATATCGCCATTGAGCAATATCCAATCAGTCGCACCTATCTTTTCTGAATGCTCTAAGGCTCCCTTTAAAGCATCTTCATCATGGTACGGAAAATGTATGTCACTTAGGATAGTGCCGTGACCTTCCAGCTTTAAGTTAACTGGCTCTACCTTTTCAGGCGCATCATCACTTGGAGGAACGATGTTCCCGATTGGGGTGTTGACTTGTCTTTTCTCCGCAGGGCTGACGATCTTCGCCGCCTTCCTGTTTTTATTACCGGACTCCCCCCGGCGGTATCTAACCAGCCGTCGAGTTTGCTCTACTGACGAGAAGCAATCGTGTGCCTTGAACAGCATCTTCGCCAGGGTTAGGGATGGTATCTCCGGGTCCTTATTTAACGCGGTTTCAATTACCTCTTTTCTTATTGCTATTAGCTCTTTGCTCATCTCTTCATAGCCTCCTTATATTAAGTCTAAAGCGCCCCATTGGAGCGCCATTGCGTCCGCCCACCCATCATAAGTTTCACTTCTAAGCCTTTTGCGATCATCCCCTGGCGACATATACCATATTTTTTGCCTTTCTTTTACTGGCAACAGCATCATCTCGTCATAAACATCGTCTGTCACAGTCAGCGGCGGCAATCTGTCTAACCATAAGCATGTCTTCTTTTGCTCTTTATGCCCAAATTGCCAAGGGTGAATATACGTTGGTTTGCCCATTCGTTTTCTTGGTAGAACACCAACAGGGTTTTCCAGTGCGGCCCCTATCCTTGCCTCTTTCTTGGCGGTGTCCCACAATTTAACAGTCCACTCTATTGCCTCAATCCTTTCGTGATGCCTTTCTTTTGGGGATTCATCTTTATTTATCCCATAAGTCCCATTGCCAGCAACAGTTAACGTAGTGCAATCAGGATGCAGTATGATAACATCCCAAGGGCCGTAAGCCATCAATGCCTCATAAATATCCATCTGCAAATGTTGTCCCGGCAAGCGCGTTGGGAGAATATCACAACTCCAAGCGTCGTGCCCGCGTGCGGCAAAAGCCTCTCTAACTTTCCCGTTTTCTTCACAACCTGCAAGGACCCTCATCTCTTCATAGCCTCCATTAATAGGTCTTGAACACTTCGCTTAGTTTTTAACCGGGCCAACATGACCTGATCCGTTGTGTTCTCTGCCATTATATGATATATAAACACCGGTCTTTCATAACCGGATTGTAGCTGTCTTACCGGGCCAATACGCTCTATGATCTGATCATACTTCTCAAGGTCCCAAGTGAGGGAGAAGAAGGCGATTATATTGCCGCCATCCTGTAAGTTAAGGCCATGCCCTGCGCTTGCGGGATGGGCGAACAGTATTGGTATCTTGCCTTTGTTCCAATCGCTGATAGTTTTGTCTTCATCATCAAGCACCCTACCCTTTGGAAAATGTTTTTGAAGCCTTGCGAGATCAGACTTGAACCAATAAGATACGAGCACGGGCATCCCCCCGGCCTCGTTGATTATAGATTCAAGCGCTTCCAGCTTGGCTTTATGCACCTCCTTCCAGTTTTGTTTATCATCTATATACACAGCGCCATTGGCTAACTGCGAACACTTATTGGATAACGCCGCTGCGTTGAATGCTTCTATCTCATGCTCTCCAAGATCAGCGTACATCTGTTGTTCGAACTGATCGTACAACTCACGAGCTTTCTTCGGGAGTTCTACTTCGATGTTGGTTACAATAGGCTCTTCAAGGTCGAAATAGTCCTTCGCTTTGAGCGTAAGGCATACGTCCGATATCTTCTGTTGTATCTCTTTTTCGGAGCCCTTACAGAGCGAATATGAGAACCCGTTCCAATCCTGTTTGAACCACCTGTCCTTAAAAGCTGTGAACGTAGCACCCAGGCGTTCCCCGAAGTCCATGAACCACATCGGCCCCCACAGGCAGAGGTACCCGTTTGGTGCAGGGGTCCCGGTAAGATTAATCCATCGCTCTGTGCAACGAGCTACTTTCTTAAGAGATTTTGCTCTTTGCGCCCCGCCCCTAGATCTAAACCCTTTGAGCTTTGTCGATTCATCTACAACAACAGTATCGAAAGGCCATCCCTTCTTACACTGATCGACGAGCCATACGAGGTTATCATAATTAATAGCATAGATGTCCGCTTTCGTCTTCAGGGCCCGTAGCCTTTCGTCGGGCTTGCCTAAGATCACTGAGACTGTAAGGTGCCTCGTATGCGCCCATTTGATGACTTCCTTTGGCCATACGCTCCTCGCTACTCGCTTCGGGGCGATGACGAGCATTCTGTCGGCTTCGCCTAGTAGCTTTAATGTGATGAAAGCATCCAGCACAGATACCGTCTTACCAAGGCCCATGTCCACGAACAGACTTGACCGGGGGTGTTGTATCAAGTGGCTGATAGCTATTTGCTGGTAGTCTCTAGGGGTGAAGTTCACTCAGTAAACTCCGGGCATTTTTCATCTAAAGGGACCTCTTGGCGCTGCTCATGTTCGCAATTATTACACGCGCGCACCCATCTCGTAATGGGAGTCCACACTTTGCCTAAGAAGTTTTCAGCATTATACCCATCACAAGTTGCCTGCGACCGATCCCTGCGTATTGGTACTGTATAGATGTGTTCTTTACCGCCCTCGATACAGTCTAATCGCGCAGTAGAATACGTCACCGCAATATCTACTTCTAACGCAAAAGTTTCGTCGCAATGGTGGCAATCAATATTGCGCCCATTATCCTCGTTATATTCCCAACTATCAGAAAATTTATGTTGGCAATACGGGCAAGTTATTTCTCTTTCGTAGTCTGTACCCATCCATCCACTCCTTCCTTACTGTCAATTATATCAACCTGAAAGCCCAATGCTCTCAAGCGCCCATGTTCTCTTAACTGCCCTTCTGTCGGCTTCTTGCCGGGAGCTTTCAGCTCTACGAAAAAAACTCTGTCCATAGGGAGTAGCACTAAGCGATCTGGTACACTCCTTCGGCCCGGAGATGTGAACTTATAAGCTAAGCCTTTCAGCTTCTCCTTCACCTGACGGACGAAGTATGCCTCGATGTGTTTTTCTAACCTCAATTTGCCCCAAAACCATATTTGAAATAGAACCAATTTGCTACTCTACTCTTAGCGTCGGGATCAAATTCCTTAGCGTCAGGAGAATCCATGACCGCCTTGAGAAGAGCCAGGCAATCTATTTCTTTATCTCCTGTAACGTTCGCCGATACGGTTTTTACTAACTGTTCAGTCATAGCCCTACTCCTTCCTATACCTATAAGTTTCAAAGCCCGCAGCCGCAAGCGGCAAGCCTTCAGCCCAATCGGGGTTTGTTGCAAGGATCTTACTAAGCTCTTTTTCGCTGTACTCGTCTGTATCAGGGACTTCTGTAACCAACTCATCGTGAACTGTGAGAACTATATCATATCCCAACTGCTCCGTTTCAAGCATAGCGTGAGCCATAATATCTCTGCTCAAGCTCTGAGTTACATTCTCTGCGAACTTCCCGCCCCAAGTTGATATCCTTTCCCATTTGCGGGTATACTGATTGTTACCCATGTACGTTACGTTATTGTCGAAGTCTACCTCCGGCCTGAAGTAGCAGAGCACTTGGCCCGACGGCATCCTCATTAAGAGCCATTGCTTTACTCGGCGGAACGCAAGGCGCTCTACGGGGAAATTTACACCAGGGTTTTTGATCGCCTTGATCGCTGCCTTTTCCAGCTCGTACCACAACGATACTATCTTAGGGTTGGCCTTGCGCCATGCTTTGACATTAGCCAATACCTGTTCTTCCGGTAGCTCTACGCCATAAGCTGAAGACATAGCGTTGAACGCTCCAACCGAGCCCCCATAGCCGCAGCTTAATTCGAGTACCTTCCCGATCTGCCTGTCGGCTTTTGTTACCTTCTCAACGGGTACCTTAAACGCTTTGGCGTATGTCAGGTTATACATATCGTGCCCGAAGCCTTTATCAAAAGCCTCAAACGCCGCTACCTTCCAATGTTCATTGGCGAGCCACGCGAGTACCCTTCCCTCAATATTACTAAGGTCAGAGACAACCAGCTTTTTACCTGGAGAAGCTACAATCGACCCCCGGACCGCACTGGCCGCAAGCTCCATGATATTATCGAATAGCAGATCCTCACACCCGGCCTTCATCGCCGCTATGCCTAACGCTAAATCCTCATTGCTGAAAGATGATCTCTTTAAGTTTTGAGGCTGAAATATGCGTCCACTCCAACGCCTTGTGCGACTTGCCCCGTCCATCTGCAACGTGCCCTTGAGTCTGCCGTCAGACGCTACCGCGTTCATGAGGGAGGTGTATTTCGCAGCGGAGGTCTTGCTTGCCTTCTGTCGTATGCTGAGTAATCTTTTAACAGGATCAAGGATATCGTCATTATCCAGGGCCTCTTCGACATCTGCCTTTGTGAGCCCATCCATCTTTAAGCCATACTCATCATAGATATGAGCTAATAGCTTATCGCGCTGTGTCGCCTTGGTGACAGCACCTTCTGTTAACTGTGTTATCTCCATAGCTAACTGCTCTTGGCATCTGTCCGTAGCTCTGATAGCCGCCTCAGCAAGCTCGGTGTCTACAGCAAACCCTCTGTCATTAATCACTTGGTCTAAATGGTATAGTTCAAGTTCTCTGCCTGAATAATTCCAATCGGGTAATAGCTTCCAGATGTGGCGCATGGTCGCGACGTCCTGCCTTGCGTACTCAATAAAACGCGCCCACTCTTCGGGGTGGGTATGTCGGTCATAGCGATTAGCTTTGTGGTTCTTCGGTGCGGGCTTACAAAAGCGCTGTATGAGCTTCTTACCATCTTTGAGCTTCGCCATGTCTGATGAAAGCCCTATGGCGCTGCCGAGATCAGCTAATGCGCCGGGAAGAGAAAGGCTGTAAGCTTTGACCATAGAACATCGCCATCTCTTAATGGCAGTATCGATACCGAGAGCGTACTTGAGAACATTGCGGTCGAACATTGCGTTATGAGCTAGGGTAGCATCGCCACCATGTTCTAACCATTTTGTAAATTCTTTAGGGATATGCTCGCAAGTTGCATCCCAAACCTCTACCGGATCATCGCCTATCGCATAAGCCATAAGCAATACCTCACAGTTCTCCGCGTATCGGTACGTGCCTGCCTTCCTGATATCCAGTTCGCTATACGTTTCGAAGTCGAGGTAAATCATCTTTTATATATCTCTTTCCATTTGTAAAGCCTTTTGAGCCGCGTTGAAACTTCATGTGCCCAATACTTTAATATCATGCAACTATCCCCTTCAATTACTACCCAAGGGCATGTCCCACACTCTTGAAGTTTGTCCCTGCTCTCCATAATTTCGCATAAAGGACATTCCTCAGGCTCGTGATCCTGTTTTTCATACGATCTTATCAGCTCGTTTATCGCTACAAGATACTGCCTTTTATATTTGATTTTTCCCATAATCCCCTCCTTATATTATCTTCTGCCCGTTAAGAACCAACAGCTTCAAGCTAAATGGCGCTCTCTTTAATGTTTCGATTGCTTCACGGCAGCCAGCTTTAGCCCTGTCGATTAAAGCTTTTCTATCCTTCGCCTCGTCGTCCGTGATAACAGGGTCGCTCTCCCAGGATTGCTTATCCGTAAACTTCCTCTTTTTGCTGTGAGGCTTTCCCTTGTACCTGTCTCTCATATGCTTATCCAAAGCTGTGAAGTTAAAATCATAACCCATGTGCGCCTCCTCCTATTTTAGTTTTTGTCTTTAAACTAAATTAAGCCGCCTGTTTTTTATACATTATGAACTCGCTTTGATCGTCCTTTACCAATAGCATCTTCCACCCGGCACCCCTGAACTTCTTGACCCGGAATACTTCAACCCCTCTTAGCGGAGTATCTATTGGTAAACCTTTCTTCTTCAAAGCTTTCTTGATGTCAGCTTTGGTAGTCCAAGTAAGGTCGCACCCTTGCCACTGTTCTTTTCCTTTTAACGCCGCGAAAGCTCCTACCATTTTTTCCTCCTATCAAATAAAATTAGTTGCCGGTTCCCCTGATTGTTATATTTCTCCCTCTCCTCCATCCTGTTCGCCTCTCCCCGTCCGATAAATGTCGCCGTGAAATTGGTGCGACGATGTTGGTGTTATGTTGTGCATTACACTATCATGAAAATGCACATACTCTTCTCTTGTTTCAAACGTTAACGTAACAGAAAACGGCCTGAACTTATCTTTCTGCTTTTCTACTTCAATTTTGTATTTCATATATCCTCCATGTTTAAAGTTAATATGCCGGTTCCCCTGATTTATTGGTACAAGGGGGCATTTCGTACCGGCTGACCCGTCTAGCCCCGTATTATGTTAACTTTAGAAAAGTTCGTTCACATCACCCTCGACAGCTTCGAGCTCCTCGAACTCATCCGCTGTGGCCGGTGCGCTGCCGCTGAACGCATCGCCGTCAGCTACAAACTGAACGCCTCTGAGCTGTGCATTCATACGCTTACCGAACTTATTGTCCTGAGCCCATATCTCGATGCTTGCGTTCACCACGCAGCCTCCGTAAGGCTTACCGCTATCGGCTGTGAGATCGGCTCTGTTCCTGTCGATAACCTTGGGAGGACCGTCTTTAGCGTTCCGGCCAGCGGTAATGTACATCATGTTCTCAAAGCCGTCATACTCAGTCTTGTCGTTACCGTCGCGCAGACAGAGCTTACCCGTAGACGCAAGAGTTTTCATGATGCCGTCTGCTTTGGCGCCCCACTTCTCCTTGGCTACTACAGCCATGTTCGCCTTGATCTCAGCTATGAGATCCTTGCTCTTTTCCGGGTCGAGGATGAAGGTGGCGCCAAAGCGGGGATTCCCGCCTTCAAACGCCTTCGCCTCGTATAAATCGGGAAAAGCTATCCTTGCATTTGTTATTGCTTGTTTCATAGTTCTACTCCTTTTCTTTCGTTTAAGGGTTTATTGTTTGTTTTCGCAATCTTCAAGCCGTTTCTTCTCGATATCATTGCATTCTTTAGCAATCTCCTTGTGATTCGCTTTCATCACATAACGCCTTATCATGGCATCGTCAAGATGATCACTCACGTTAATAAGTGTATCACCTTCCTCTTTTCCGAACTCTGCCTTAACATCTTTATCAATTATTGTCTTTCCCATTTTGTCCTCCTGTTTAAGTGTTAAGTTATTATCTTCTAGATACATATCCAGAGCCTCGTCACACGGGCCGCTGCCTTCACAATGACTGCTTGTTTCAAAATGCGATCTGCAAAAATCGCAGACATCTTCGTGTATATCATCAATATCTACCTCTGTTTCTGCCATCTCCTCCTCTTTTCGTTTTATTGGTTTATTTGATATTGGTCTGTACCATCCAGATGATTTGCCACCATGTTTTTCACATCTCCCTGTGAAGCTCTTGACTAGACAGCCATTAGCATTATCATTAACTCGATGTGCACAATCATCTATCCTACATTTTTCTTCCACCTATTCTCGCCTCCTCTCTATCCTAAATCTTCAAAGTCTTCAGCTACATCGCTAATAGCTATTCGCTTATCGTCTATTGGCGCTATAACTGCTTTGCCCTCAGCCTGTACGATTAGAGAGGCTACCCTCCCCCACTGCTTGTCTCTACCTTTCAGTATCTTTGCAATCTTAGAGGGAGATTTGAGCTTCTTATCGTACATCTCATCGATCTTGAGGCGCATCTTTTTCATAAGCTTGATAGCCTCGCCCTCATCTCTGAAAGCCCGGTTCCCTTTCTTACCTGTTACCAGCTTATGCGTTTCAGTCTTACCGCCTTGAACCAGCTCGAACATCCTTGATCTCACTTCAGAGCAAAAGCTCTTCATGTAGTTCTCGGCGTACTCAAGTTGGCTGTAGATCTCAGGTATCCTCTCATCGGATATTAAGAAAGAGCCTTCAGTTATTAGCACTTCGCTTTTGGTAAGGTCCTCAAAGTCTGCGCCGATGATCTCATCCATGTGCTTCTTAGCGGCAGGGCAATCGTTCTTTGCCTTGCACCAACAGCATTGTTTTTCTCCAGCTATGAGCCCTGCGTCGGGAAGCATGGTTATCTCAGCGCAGGTCTTGGCTCTCCCTGCGAAGTCCATAAGGTCTTCGATTAAAAGCTCTGCCTCAGAGATATGACCGAGCCTCGGCTGATGGATTACCATTTTAACTGAATGGTAATCGTCAAGAGCTGAGAACTGATGGTACGCGCCAAGAGCATACAATAGAAGCTGCTCGTTACCTGGGGCCTCTACTTTCTTCATGCCGTACTTGAGGTCATGTATCTCTATGACACCATCACCAAGTAGTACGACATCCGACGTACCAAAACCCTCCGGGACCCACCTTGAGAAGTCCACCCTGCACTCGACAAGAAGCTCTTTGCCTTTAGCTCTGCGCCTTATCTCATCAATATATACTTGAGTGTAATCGATCATCTCATTATCGATGGTGATATGCTCGTACTCAGGCATTACCGAGTGCAGGAAGTCTATCGAATCTTTGTCAAACTCAAGACACTTCGCAGAGACATCGTGCGCCACTGTACCCTGATCTGCATTAGGGTTTGATGTATCGGGGTAGGGTGCCTCCATCCGTGGCGACCCAGGGCAATGCATCCACCTGTGCGCTGAGGACGGCGACCGCTTCGCGTGATTAGCCATTGAGCGCCACCTCTAATTTCTCCAACAAAGCAGGATAGTCCGCCTCAGAGACTTCCGTAACTTTCGCAGCGTCAAACCCACCCAGGATGTCCAGCACCTTGTCCCGACCCTTTGGCGATGCGGAGGCCAGTTTTACTACCACAGCCTTAATCTCATCAAAGGTGTCTGAGGTAGGTTTCGCGGCCTCCTCTTTAACCTCCTTCTGCTCTTTCTCAGGCTCTTTCTTCTTGGTTGTTGCCTTTTTCTTCACCTCCTTTTCCGGCTTGCAGCAATCCGCTTTATCGCTTGACTGCCCTTTCATTACATCTGCTAACATTTTGATATTAGCTGATAGCGCGTCGATCTTATCTTCTAATGACATCTTTTCTCTCCTCTCTATTATTTGTTTGACTTCTAATCACGACTGAGCAATACTTTATTACAAGTTAAAACTTGTTGTCAAGAGAAAAGTGTGTTAGTATGCATTTTATTTTAAATAGAAAGGAGGGAGAAGACGAAATGGATGAGAAAAAAGCAAGAGAGATATTAGTGGATGATATTATGGGTGACAATAGTTTGGGCAATGGCTACAGGTATTTGTCTTGGGTTGTTGGCGAGGATGAAGTGACTCTTGATGCTGAGTTTTCAGCTGATGAATTAGAGGCTATTGCTTGGTGGATGAGGAATATGAAAGCGCCAAAGGAGGGCTAGATGCAAAAAGCTCAGATAGAACTGATTAAAAGAAGCACAGGGATTCACCCGGACCATGAGGAGTTAACTTTTAGGGATCTGCTCATAGAGGCTGCCCGACAGCTTAGAACTGTTTGCTTTACGCTGATAGCTTTGTGGCTTTTGGGGATAATATAACGATTGAATTGAGGAGCAAGCGGATGAATGAACTTGATACAAAGATAAATGAAATAGTAGGTGAGGTAGCAAATGGGGGTGGGGCTATTGATGGGACTATTAAAATAATGGCCCTTATAACCACAACAGACGGTGAAAGGATAAAAGAGTTGGAAGCATGGATAGTAGATTGCCGAGATAAACTACTTTACCCACTAGCGTTTGAAAACAGTGCTAATGGGAGACTTGCAGAAGAATTTGGGGCGAGCACAGTTAAAATATTAAGTGCATAACCGTTACTATGTTCCCGAAGATTGTTTCGGAGACATAGCCTAAGTACTTGATTAAAAAAGGAGGTATTAAAGTTAAATGGAAGAGACAGGTATAGACAAGGCTGTGCAGTTAGCTGGTAGCCAGAGGAGGCTCGCTAAGTTACTGCGCATTACTCAACAGGCTGTGCAGCAATGGGTTGAGACAGGTTACGTGCCGCAGGGGAGGGTAGATGATGTCCTTGATGCGGTAGATCCTGGCTGTGAGCATGTACGACCGAGGGACCTCATGGACCCTATGGTTGTGGAGATGGTAGACAGAGCTTTTGGCGAGGAGGATGAAGCTAATTAAGGGAGTCCATAAGTACAAAGATGATGACTTGTGGCGAATGATGGGGAATAGAGGATAATAAATAAACTAAGGCGGCTTTGCCTGGAAAGGATGGGGAGATGGCAATAGATATTACAGAATGCGTACATTGCGGGAATAAACAGAAGACTGTAAAACCTTGGAAAAGTATTCCAACATGCAGACTTTGCAAGAAACCAATGCACCTTACAGCCAACAAAGATGCCGGGGCGAAGCTCGCTTGTAGTGACGGGCTAGTTGTGTGGCCTAATAATTGCCTGAATGAAGCTATAGGGGCATTGCGTTACTTGGCGGGCAACAAAAGACCCGAGGGAGGGCAAAATATATTTAATAGCGAGCATCTTCTACAGATTGCAAATGAGTTGGAAGCCGTTGGAGAGAAGAACAACTAACCATTACTATGTAGCAAAACAGGCACATAACACAGAATTAGTAGTTTGATAATTAAGGGAGGGAGAGATGGCTTGTGAATATGTAAGGGAATATTATGGAGTTCAGGCTTGTATTGGGAGGAGAATAACTTATAAAAAACGCGAGGGTGTAATCGCTGCCGACAGGGGAAACTATATAGGTGTAAATTTTGATGATTGTAAGCCCAATGTGATTCTTAATTTTCATCCGAAAACAGAAGGGCTTGAATATGGAGAAATGGGGGAAGTACGAAAAATGACGAGATCACAAAAAAAGTATCAAGCTTATTTGGATTCGGAAATTAGTTGTACTTTTGCTGAATATTTAGGAATAAGAATATAGGGAGGGAGAGATGGTGAAGTCATTATATATAATTTGTGCCAAGTGTGGGTCTGATGAGATAAGGTTTAATTTAGATAAGCCAGTGAAGCCAGAGGGAGAAGATTGGGACAGAGGGGTATCTATTCGTTGTCAAGATTGTGGAGAACTTACAAGTCCTGAAGAATATAACGATTGGATGAATAGATAGGAGAACATAGGAGGGTAACTAATGGACATTAAGAAAGCACTGGAAGAGACAGGAAAGGCAATAGGGCCTTATGAAGATGCAAAATGCTATGCTAAAATATCACCAGATGGGCCTCTCCAATGGTTTTATTTTGAAGATGATAAGCCAGCTTGTGATGTAGGTTTTAGCCGGATCATGAAGGACGAGTGGCAACCATATCACCCTAAAGAGGGAATCAGGCCTGAGGATGCAGGGGAGTTGTGGGCTTTTAATGCTAGATTATGCTTCACTATTGAAAAAAATGGGGAAATATATAGAGTGTGGCAGAATGGTCACGATTCCCCCAATTTACTAGAAATAAATTTAGCTTATTGCGGATCGACTAAAGGCATAATCCACAATCAAAACGGATGGAAACGCCTATCCCCTGTTGTTGAAGAGGAAGATATTGAGAGGATTGTGATTGAAGAGGTAAAGTGGTGTAAAAGTCATGGGGTAATATTTCCCGCTGCCGATACAGACGAAGACTGGGAAGATTTAATAGGAAAACGGAGATGGAAGATGGTTCTGGAAAGGCCAAAGGAGGTCGCTACGTGAGTAATATCCAAAAGCTAATAGATAATGGCTATTACATCATCCCGATCAAGAAAGGCGAAAAGCGACCGGCTGTTAGCAAATGGCAGGACTTGAGGATTACTGATGCCTCTGAGATCAAGTCTTTTACTGACAAGGGCTGCGGTATAGGTATCCTTACCGGTGTCGGGGAACATCCTGTCTGTGGTGTGGACATCGATTCTATGGATGAAGGGCTGGTGGATGATTTCGTAGATTGGTTTGAGAATGAAGTATACGTAACAATTTCTAGAGAAGGCAAACCTCCTAAGCGTTTGCTGATGTGTCAAACGGAAAATCCTTATGCTAAAATTGTAAGTCGAAAATTTGAAGATTCTGAAGGCAATACACACCAGCTTGAGCTTTTAGGGACTGGCCAACAGTTCGTTGCCTATGGCGTTCATCCCGCTACTGGCGGGAAATACCAATGGGGCGATAGTGGTACTCCGACTGATACTCCTCTTAAGGAACTACCTCCCGTACATGAGATTGCTCTGAAAGGATTAGTTAACTATTTTGAACACCTTGCTCTCGATCGGGGATACACCCCTGTAACATCGGCCAAGACGGCATCAACCAAGCCGTCACCAACAGGCGATGAGGCCCTGGACGTTCTGATGAGCTACGAGCCCGGAGTCGGTATGTCTAATGGCGACGCCGAGGCTTTGCTTGTGGCTCTCGACTGTGAGGACTACGACTTATGGATCAGGGTCGGCATGGCGCTGCACCATGAGTTTAGCGGCAGCGACGATGGCTTGGAGCTATGGGACGGATGGAGCAGTCAGGGTCTTACTTATAAGGGTAGGGGTGAGCTTACAGACCGTTGGCGAAGCTTCAACGCTGTGGGCCGGACCCCCATCACCATGCGGTCCGTACTGCATGAGGTGGAGGTGGTTAAGAAGGAAGAGGTCATAGCTGTCAAGAGGGATACCGCCGGGAAGATGTACGCCACGGTGAGAGCTTGTAGCGATCAGTTCACCCTTCTCGACCATATAGCAGGAGAGCTTGGCTCTATGGCTAATAGCGATGCGGGCCTGGTCACTGAGGCTGAGAAGCTTATCAAGCAGCGCTATAAGGAGCTGACTGATGGCGCGGTGGCTATTGGCGCTGTGCGTAAGGCTATGCGCTCAGGGCTTGGAGCTTCAAAGCTTCCGGTTAAAGCGGATGGTGTGCTTAGTTGGGCCAATCCGTGGGTCTATGTCGCCGGAGACAATCAGTTCTTCAACACTGACACCGGCGTTGTATTCGACCCTGCCGGTTTTCGTGGTAAGTTCGGCAGTGAGATTATGGGTGAAGAGAGCGAAGGCATGGACGTGTCCAGATGGGCGCTTGATAATCGGCTCATCCCTAAAGCTGATCGCGCTATCTACATGCCAGGCGCCGGTCGCCTATTCAAGATGGATGGAGTTGACTGCGTTAATACATATTGCCAGAGTGATGTTTGGGACCCTGAAGAAGAGAGAGCTTTGGCTAAGAACTTAGGGCATTGCACTGAGGGTTATCCAGAAGGTGACAGCGCTGAGATCTTCAAGCAACATATCCAACTGCTGATAGGTGGTGGCACATGGACCAGAGAGGCGCAGCTCTTCACCAACTTCTTACGATATATTATTGAGAGGCCAGGTCGTAAGCTCACATGGGCCACTCTGCTTCAAGGGTCCTATGGTGATGGCAAGAGCGAACCGATTACAAGGCTTATGGGCGCCTTGCTTGGGGCGCACAATACTAATGTTATCCAGGCGCAGACCATTGAGGGGAGTATCTTCAATGATTGGGCTGAGGGGCACTGCTTTGCTATTATCGAGGAGATAAAACTTCATGGCCATAATCGCTATGATATTCTCAATAGGATGAACGCGATCATCTCCAATGATATCGTCGAGATACACCCGAAAGGGTCGAGGACTTACTCCACCAAGAATACAGGTAACTACTACATCACCACGAACTTTACGGACGCCGTACCTATTGTCAGCCAGGACAGGAGGTACTTCGTACTGTTTAGCAAGTTCCCGGAAGAGTACACCAACAATACGGCGTACTTTGACGCGCTGTTCAAGGCCCTTGGTGATCCTGAAGGGGTCAAAGCTGTTGGCAGATGGCTTCTTAGTGTGTCCTACCATGAGGACTTCAAGCCAAACGGCCACGCGCCCCACACTCTTGATAAGGATAGTATAGTGGAACTCTCCAGGGATATATGTGTTGATATGATTGAAGAGTCTTTAGAAGATAGTGATAACCTTTATTTTTGCGAGGACTACATTATATACGGCCCTTTCCACGATTACATAAGCCATATTGACGGGCAAGTGACAAACCGGATGTTGAATAAATACGTCCAGGATTTAGGTTACAAATTTGTGCAGCGCCATCTCATAAATGGCAAAAGAGAACGGATTTGGGTGCGAGGTAAGACGGCAACTTACGACGATTTTGCAAAAAAATACGAGTTGAGAAAACTGATTTACTAAAACTTGCAAAGAAATGCAGATTTCTAAAACGGATTTGGGGAGTGAAAAACCCGAATCCGTTTTTTTTGCAGAGTTTTTGCAAGTTTTATTTTCTGCATTTCTTTGCAGGTTTTTCTGCAATTCTTTGCAGTTCTGCATTTCTTTGCGAGTTTTCTGCAATTCTTTGCAGTTTTACCACGGTGGATCGGCCCGATTAGGTCGAAAAGGGGCTAAAAAGGGGTCTAATCGGGCCGATTCGCTAATCGGGCAGCTAATCGGGCCACACTTAAGTTATTGTTTTATATATCTTATTCTTTATACTAACCCGATTACCCGATTAAAGTAAGTATATAGAGAGTATAGAAAATAGAAAACGCGTTTTTCTTTCCTTCTCTGAGCTGAACGACTTGGAAACTACTCGGGTCGGGCAATCGGGCCGATGGCGAAAAACCTGCAAGAAAATGCAGAAACAGTTTTTTAAGCCATTTCTGCATTTTCTGCAATTCTTTGCAAGTTTATATTTCGGTGTTTAATTGGTCGTCTTCGAACATATCATTTTCGTATGGTAAGATGGATTCATTCAGAACTTTCCCCTGGTCGATTTGAATGGTAATTGTCACACAACCTGGAAGCAGCCAGAAAATGAAAATGATTAAGAGGATGGCGCCAATAGTTTTGATTATGTCTATCATAATAATTTCCCCTGGTCTACACAGTCCCGGATATAATCTTCAAGAGCTGCTTGCATGGAAGTCTCTTCCTTAGCGCAAAGAGCTTTAAACTGTGCCCGTTTGGACCTTTCCAAGAATATACGTACAAGTGCGGTTTTGTGTGCGGTTTTGTGTTCGATTATTTTTTTAGTCATTTTTCAGTTCCTCCTCGATTTCTTTTATCGCCTGTTCAATTTCATCCTCTGGCATTCCAGACCTTCTCAACCAACCTGGCAGACAGTCAGCACATATCCCATGTGAAACAGGATGGTCCTCACCGGGCTTCATTACTAAGCTACAATCACAACATAGGGTTTTCATGTTAAAGCCCCTTAGAATTGATTTATGGGCGTTTAGTCGTCAGCTTCAAGCATTGTTTCTGCCTTGAAATGCGTTTCAAGATAATCCGATAATGCATTCTTGTTCTTTGATAGGTTTTCCGCCTCGCAAAGAGATAGAAACAATTTGCTGATGGCTATGTCTATGTTCTGTTGTCTCACATTCTCTTTGCCCTGGTTGATCTGCTCTTGGTTTCCGAACTGTAACATTTTTTAATCCCTCCCTTCTGCTTTGTTGATGGCGTTTTCGAGTAGATCAGACATTTTACTTTTGCCCATGTTAAGATCGGGCCACAGTATAGAGGGAGATTCTGTAAAGTGTTTATACACATATTTGCAAGCCTCCAACAGCTCAGGGCTTGTAGCTATTAGCTGTGCGTTTGCTTTTGACTCTTCTTCCCCTCCATTTTGCCTAATAAGCGCGATTGTTGCGCCGTCTTCTTCACCGTAAACCATCCCTTCTTTACCATACCAAGGCCCTTTTGTATGTTCACTCATTTTTCAATACCTCCTGTTAATGGTTTAATTCAACCTGTTTCTTTTGTTCGTTGTAGGCTTTCCGGCCCTCTTTCAATACTGTATGGATCATATCAGAAAAATAGCTTCCATGCTTTTCGTTTTTGACCCCTAGATTATCCCGGAACGCCTCATAAGATTCATAGATGCATTGCCCTAAATAGTCAGACGCTAATTCTTGCCCTGTCTGCTTATCGATTAACAATGCCTTAGCACAAAAAACAACAAGCTCTCCTGATTCAAGGCTTCTTATAGTGGCGCGCTTGCAGTCCTCATCAAACATATCAAAATTTACATCATACTCTTCCAGGGCGTTCATTTCTAACTTGAAGTTTTCCGTTTCAAACTTGTATATCGTCGCTAATTTTTCCATTGTCTTTTCCTCCTCTTTTATTGTTTAACCGCTTAATCGGCCCACCTGGGAAGAGGTAGGCCTGTTAAATGGTTAATTAAGGTTTAACTGTTTTATGAGACTATCAATTTCAACCTGGTGGAACATGTGACAGCCTATCTTTAACGCTTCTCCGTCATAGCTTATAACGGTGTAATGGCCCAAAGACAACCCTTTAACGCTCTTGCCTTGTGCGATGCGCTTCAAGGCAATTTTAACTTCTTTCAAAGGTGCGCTTGCGCTTCTCATGCTCTCGACATTATCACCATTAATCCGGCAAACGTCGTATACCTCACGGTGGGCGAAGCGGTTATGCCTCACGTTATAAGCTGAAGCGATTTTATTTGCTTTCCAAAGTTCGACGTCTTCCAGGAACTCGACATACTCAAGCTTATCTTGCTTTCTTTGTTTGGCCTCTTTTCTCTTCTTTGTGGCCTCAGCTTTCCTTTCCCTTTCCTTAATTGTTTTCATTACCTCTTCAGGGATGGAGAAGTCATATTTTGGGATCTTCCAGCCTTTGATTTTGAAGGTTGTTTTTAATTCGATAAGCTGATTATATACACTTTCTGCTGTGTTCATATAATCAAGCTTTCTTTGTCTCGCTTTGATTGCTTTCTTAAGGTTGTATTCAATTTCTCTTATGGCTGAAGATAAGTTTTCAGGGTCAGCGGGCCAGGACGGATTGTTACAATATAGTATCTCTTTATCATAAGGCAGCGCACTTCCCACATGGCTGCAATGCTGTGAAGTTGAAACACTATAGTCGCGATTAGTAAAGAGAACCAAGTTACTAAAGTAATGTTTTGCAATAGCGAAGTGCCTACCGTATGAATATATCGTTTTATCTTCAAAGAACATGTTTCCGCTCGTTCCCTCTGCCTGTACTTCATTAGCCCAAAAATGCGCCACCTCTTGATGATTTCTTAGTGTTCTTCTCATTTTTCAATCCCTCCTGTTAAAGTGTTTATGTTATGTTCTTAATCCCTTAGTCCTGCCCTCTATCCTCCAATAAAGGGCAGGGTGAAGGATTAAAGCTGCTTGCTTAGTTCGTCAACTTCGTCTTTCAACTTCTTGATACTCCATTGTATCTTGTCAATATTTGTCTGTACCGCAGTCTTGCGGTCTTTGAACTCGTCATAAGTCTCGTAACAGTCTGCAATGTGTGAGGCTATGAACTCATAGTACTGTTTAGGTGTGTATGTGAAATGCGTGAACGCTTTACCATCTGCATAGTAACAGTCGATACGGTATCTGTTAACCCCTGCGTCCTTACCCTTTAAATCCATAAATTTAAAATTAACTTCTTTCATCTCTGTGTAAAACTGAACGCCCTTTTTCATCTCTCAATCCCTCCCGGTTAAAGTGTTTACCT